CCAAAACCTGGCTATCGATGGCCCAGTCCGTCCAGTTCTGAAGAACTTCGGACGTATTGGAAAACCAATCGAAAGCCCAGCTCCAAGGGGCAATGTTCCAGATAACATCTGGAGTCAGTGACAAACCAAGCAAATGCCTGGCTTGCTGGACATGTCGTGCTATCTTGCCCCGAAAAGACTTTACGTCTCTCGGGTCAATATAGTAAACGAATGCACCAGAAAACCACTGACGTCTGGTCAACTCGTATGACCGGATCACCTGCCCTTGGTTCACGGAAGTGCTCGTCAGCAGCGACGAAGATGGTGTAGTCCAAGGACTAACACCATTCCGAAAAACTGCTGAACTAAACTCCCTGTGAAGTGGAAACTCATACTTCCTTCGCACCAATTTGTTCGAGTCACGATCGAACTGAGCAAGAAGCTCATCGACGTGTATGACTGCATGCGCAATAGCTTGCAGATCAGCAACAAATGGTTTCCAGCCAAACTCAACATTGAGATACTCGTGACCGAGCGCCTTACGGCGTTCGGCACCAGTAAGGGATCTCAACTCACGAAGAGTCCCTCCGATCAGATGGGGAATACCCTCCTTGATCGTCTCGCTGAGAAAGACTGAAAGCGAAGCAGATGGTTTGGTAGGACTACTACGAGCAATCGCAGTACTTCCCAACTGGGTCAAAGTGTTACCACTTGACTCAGGATCAGGAGGATACTGCAACAAACTCGGAGCGCAAGGCCAGATCGGACCCAGGTAATTACCTGTGACCCGAGCAAGGCCAGGCTGCGGATCTTGACCCGAAAGAGGGAATGCCTGAGAATTAAACTCAGCATACTTCTTACGAGTAAAGAACGGTCCACCCAAATCACCAATGTAGCGATTCCTGTGAGGGAGTCGCCACGAAGGATGAGACTCGGAATCAGTAACCTGATTCCCAGATAGGTAGGTGTAGAGTGACGCATTATCGTAGGACTTATCCTCCTGGATGACCGTAGGTCCTCCAGTTTGGGTACGTACCTGCGAAAAATGCGAACTCAGATCTCCGGTGAACGGGATTGCTCTCGTTCGCCGTGAAATCGTACCACCTCCTTCCACAGCTCGATAATGGTCCACCAGTGTTAATTCACTGGTACTCCTATCCAACATGTGAAATTAATCATACATAGGATAGGAACGCTGTTGCACTGCGCCCGGG